ATTTTGGTACCGTCCATCAGAATGGCTCCTCATCGGTTAGGAACTCTGAAAGGTCGTCTTCGTGTGTGGCGATGATTGGGTTGGGTGTTCCTCGTGGTGGCCAGAACGCTTTGTCTCCATTGACGTCTTTGAACCATGGTCGCTTAGTTCCTGCGACTTTGTCTCGGTTGTCCCATACTTGGGTGACACCTGCTTGAGACGCTTCGAGAATAAGCCAGTCGGGTAGGTCTCCAAATTGGTTTCCCTTCACTGTGACACCATCCACCTTTGCGGACGGTGATTGTGTTATACGCATTTTCGGTGCTGTGTTTTGCACCTTGCTCATTTCTTCACGGCTTGGGCGTTTGTTTACATCGGTGCCAGCCATACCAGCGTTAGCCAATGCACGACCAACAGCTGAGGTTTCACAGTTCTCAACGTGGCTAGTGCGGTTTACATTGCCAGCGCCACGGACTTCTTCGGCGTAGCCAGTAGCGATGCACACGTCTTCCAGCCATAGTTCTGCACGGATCACGCAAACATCAGCACCGGGGACGGAGACCATGTGTGTAATGGTGCGTCCGTTGGGGTGTTGTGCGAGCCAGCGTGAGTGTCGTACTGCTACTGGTTCGTAGTCGTCAAGATTGAAGCCCATGTGCAGCCTCCTTCTTAGCGAGGCGCTTAGCCTTTGCTTCGGCCTTCTTGCGCTCCTTGTTTACTTCGGCAATGCCAGCGTTCAAAGTAGGCAATAAAGACATGTAGAGATAGTTGCCCATCTTGACATCGCCTTTCAGGCACATGAGGCCGTCGTATTGCTCCTGAGTGACGCGTATTGCAATCACCTTGGTCTTGTGTTGGTTCATCAGTTTCTCCTTGATGTTTACAGTTATTGGCCTGAGGTTACACGCCAGTTAGATGCACCCTTACCATTAGCCCACAAAACGCGAGCCACCTTCAGGTTGCAAGAAGGGTCTGTCAGGCTTTTGATGACCTGACGATACGGGCGTTTACACGTCCGAGCAGTGAGCGTACGCCACGAAGAGTTGATCTGAAGAAGCCCGGAGTCGATGGTGCCGTTGCCGTTAGGACGGCTGACTGCTGTAGGGATGCACCTTGATTCCCTCCACATGATGTGGTCGAAGACCGCCACGGGTAACCCGTGTTTACGGAGCATGGTGTGCCACTGTGGGCATTTCCACTGGGTTGCAGCTTCTGCTGTTGTGGTCGGGATAAATAGGGTGAGTAGTGCGAGGCACAGCGATACACGTTTCAATCTTCTCTGCTTTGATAGTCCAATGGGGCAGGCTCTTCGAGCCACAGGTCTTCGTCTTCGAAGTTCCAGTCATACGGTGGGTCTTGCCAGTGTGTTTCTATGTCTGAGGCTAGCCACAGGCTGTACACGAGGCACGAGAAAAAGATGAACATGGGAACGGTCACGAAAAATATCATCGGAGCGCCTCCTTGCCTATCTCGGTGATTTCGCAGACCTGCATGGCGGAGCCAGCCGTCGAAAGACGGGTTTCGCCTGTTGGAATAATAAAACCCATGGCACGAAGTTCTGAGCAACGCTTCCAGTAACAACACTTTGGCTTCAGAGCCAGTCCAGAGGCCATACCAGCCTCTTCATCGGTCAATCCGCCGTGTTGGTACTCAGCGAGCAAAAGCATCGCCTGAGAGGTTCTGCGTGGCTTTACATTTCCAGCGCCTAGCACTGAGGTAATTGGGTCTGCACTGCGAAACAGTGGCAAGTCGTCAAACATGTTGTCTCCTTTGTTTGGGGGCGCTTGGTCGCCCGTGTAAACATTCTGCCTGTTGTGTAAACACAAGTCAAGCATTCGAAGTCGGGAGGCTGGCGAAAGGGAGAAACAACACAACCAGCCCCCCTAGCCCATAGGAGAGACCAAGCCCCTACGGAGTCTTTACAGGCTTAGGCAAAGCGCGCCACGCAGCTTCAAAAGCCTCAGCCGATTCCCATTCGTTAGACACCTCAACATGGAGCCACGCACCGCCGGGTGAACCAGCAGAAGTAGCAAGGTCTTTGTAAACGACTACGCCTTTATTTTTGTCAGAGCGTGAGCATCGGTAACCACGTCCAAACTCTCCAAACGAGTAGTCGTGGATCTCACAGATGAGCAGGGCTTCGGAATGTTCGATGAGCCAGTCCCACGCTTCTCGGGCGGTGGCACGGCCTGCACGGGTCGCAGGGTAGCCCATGTCAACTGCAAAGCCTGTGGCATGCACAGAGAGGTTTTTACTGCCTCGCATTGGGCGGTTGGCGTACATGCCTAGGTTGGTGAATGCCCAACGGCGCTTGCAGAGGTCGTAGAACTTCTTGGTGACAGGGCTCGTAGAGCCACCATCCCAAGACGGATAGAAGGGATACTTGCGAGCCATCAGTTGTCCCGTAGAACTCTCATATCGGCGGTTCCCGATGTGACAATGCCGTAGAGGCTGTCGCCATCACGAAGAACAATTGGGATAGGGCTTGTGTGCTTTTCGGTTGCTGTGCCTGTGGCTGTCGTAACGGTTGCACCGCCAATATAAATAGCCGTGTTGCCTGTGACGTGTAGGTAGATGGTGCGTGTACCTGTTGCGCCTGCCATTAGCAAAGTTGGGGTGGTGCCAACTGTAACGGTGGTGCTAATCATGACTGGGGTTCCTTTGGCTTGTCCTTGAGACCGTTGCCAGCCAAGAGACCGATAAGACCGCCAGCGAGCGTCATCAGCATCGGAGACAGGACACCCCACGCCTCAGCGTCATTAGGTGACTGCTCCAAAGGCTGAGTCACAAACAGCAGACCGTAGATCAGCGAAACGATAGCCATGACAAAAGAGAACGACAGTGCTACGCCCACGATAAGAATAAGTCGGGCTTTGATTTCTTCGTTGGAAAGGCGGTTTTCGGGTTTCATGGGCATCTTCTTTCTAGGAGTCCATCGGCTTTGGTTGTGTCGCAGTTTTCACGAACACGGTCTGCGCAACTACTCAGAGCTAGGCAGAGAAGGGCTATCGGCAATAGACGCTTCATAGGCTTCAACCTCCTCAGGTGTCATCTCGCGCACTTCGTCGTCGATTTGGATGAGTAGCGGTTTGTTAGTTTCGGTATCCATAGACACGGATAGTTCCTCCTGTAAGAGTCCCGCCAAGTATTGGAAGGATGGTGAAGTCTGTATAAGAAGTTGTGTTATCCATCAACCCAACATAAGAACCGCCGTCACCTGCGGAAATGTCCACACCAACTAAGCGAGTAGAGGTCGCAAGAAATGGCGAAAATAATTGACACATTCCTTGAGACGGCGCAGATAGAGAGTTTCTGCCGAACCTTTGAAAAGAAGTATCTGTAGAGCCACCAGAACCAGCAACCGTATTATTCCAAGAAGTATAAATAAACGAGTTTTTATAGTTTGTGACTGTTGCTCCTAAACGAAGCCCAATAATGCCTGTTGCTGAAGAACTACCTCCATTCAAAGTGATGAGGTAATTATCAAAAGTAGAGCTGAACGCGCCTGTGACGGTCACACTGGAAACACCCGTGCCAATCGTCTGTGACTTCACAAGCCACAACCCGACACCATTCATGTCAGACGCATTCAACACGTCCCCACTAGCAAACACTGGAAAACTCATAACATCATCCTAAAAGGTCAGTCCCGTTGAGTCGAGATTGGTTGAGAATAAAAACAGAAGCCCAACGAGCCGAACCCTCAAAAGTGGTACGCCATTCACCCGGCACAACACTATGCCTGACACGCTGAAGCAACATAGGAATAGTTGTGGAGTTGCCAGTTGGAGGGCTCACAACAAGCGTAATACGGTCGTTGAGTTCACGGTTTAGAGCGTTGCTCCAATCGCCGTCAGGGGACAAAACAACGTCAAACGGGTCAGTCTTCGGGTACACCTGACCACCCCAACCAGTCACAATGTTTGCCACGGATACTGCATCAGCGAGCGAGGCAACCTGTGTATCGATAGAAGCCTCAGCTGCACCGTAAGTGTTTACGCTCGTGGTGTTGCGTTGAATGTAAACACCACCACCTGACATGGTGATGTTGGCTTCGTTGCGCATTGAGTCGCCGTCGTATTCAAGAGCGACATTGGGCCCGATAGCAAAGCCTCCTGTGCCGTAGGTGCCTTGGGAGACGATAGAGCGTGTCTGTGTTCTGATTTGGTTTTGGTTGTACAGCGTGACAACACCTGCACGAGTCACAAACAACGGGGAAAACTCAGAGTCGGAAAGTTTCTGAAGTTCGCCAGCCACTTGGGGCGCGTCGTCTGTTACTTCAAGCACTGTCGTTATTGGAGCCGATGGAGGGTCAGTGAGGGACACGGGAAATGGCGTGTTAGCGATGAGACCTTGAAAGCGGACACGGGCTGTTTCAAGGAAGTTGGCGGTAGAGCCTTTGAAAATTGACTGAATGGTTGCTTGAGTTTGCACACCATCCCACACGACGATTTGCTGTACCGAGCCTGAGCCGATGTTTACGTTCTCGTTAGTCTGAACATAGATGCCAGCGTTGTTTACCGTCGTAACTGCAACAGAAATACCGTCAATAAACATGGCGATAGTGCGTGTGGCGCTGTTCCAAGTAAACGTCAAAAGGCGAGGCTTTCCAGTGTCCCAACCTGAAATGTTGGTGCTGGCAACTTTGGAGTTACCAAACGAAGGCTCAGTGACTTCGGCGTAAAACTTTTCGGTTGTCGTGTTGAAGCCAAAGTAGTAAGTGTGATTGTAAATATTCCCCTGAATAAAAATACTGCCACTTGCGCTGGCGTCAGCAATAGCCCAACACGAAACAGTGAAAGAACCCGGACTTGCGTTTACAACACCAAGGGAAGAGTTAGCAGCGTTAGAGCCTGTACTGGTAATTGAACTATTGACTAAGCCAACAGCCAACTGTGAAAAGTTAGACGCCTCAGCTGTGGTTGCCATGTTGAGCGGAACACTGCCGTAGTCCTTCAGCACCTGATTGGTGGTGAACGGCCCTACGGGCTCGTCACAGGGGTAGTAGTGCCGTGGGGCGGTAGACAAGATGTAGTCACGGCTCCAGTCCGCTGGGAGCGTCTCAGAGGCTAAAAGCCCTACAGCGTCAAAACATGACAGGGTGATGGTGGAGTCTTTGCCTGCGTCTGTCCACGCTGGAGGCCAGCCCGACACGAAGCCACGAAACACGGGATAGGTCGTACCGCCATACGACGCTGTGATGCGTATCTGACGGCGCGGTAAAAGTTTGCCGTAGTAAGTACCTGACGTGTTGAACGGGTCGTAAGTTCGGTTGAGGTTGCTCAACACAACACTTGCCGAACCATAGAACGATGACCAATCGCCAGTGCGTCCACGGTCAATAGTCATGTAGCGAACATCAGACGTCACGTTTGTCCATGTTGGCGACGCAACATAGGGGCCGTCGTTGAACGCAATCTCAACTATTGGTGTAGGGAAAGGCATCAGGACGCTCTGCGGTTGTAGGAATCCATTACGCGCTGAACTTCACGGCCAATAGCAACAGGGTCACCAACCCCTGTGTTTACGGTAACAGACGGCATACTTTGTGCGCGTCCGTAAGGGCCGGGAGTCCTACTGATATCAGGGGCAGAACCTCTGCTGTTTGACGGCGATGAAGGCATCGAAGGTACCCGATTTCCGTAGTCGTATTCAAAATATTCGGCTCGTGGAATCAAGTCCACTGGGTTACCGGGCAACGCAAAGTTTACAAGACGAGGCAACAGGTTCAGAGTATCAACAATTGTGTTGTGCAATAACAAGAAAATATTCAGAATCAATTTGCCAGTATTGAATAAATATGTCAGGAAAACAGGTCGAAACTCGTTATCTCTCAAGGCACTTATCAAAACCGTAAGATTGATAAAAATTAGCCCTAACACGCCTGCTGCAAAACCAGCCGAAACTGCAAAAGCACCGCCTAAATATCCACCTAATGAACCCAAAGCGCCAGCAAAACTACCAACAAGACCCGTGATACTTCCAATAAACCTCAAAAGTCTAAAGGCTCCGTACATGACGACAAGTGCTGCACCAAAGTCAAACACGGTGCCTTGAGTGCCGTCCAACTTTGAGATGAAGTTGCCTAAGTCATCAGTTGCTTTTTTGATTGCACCCGATAAACCTTTTTCACCAAACTCCTTACTCAAGTCTTGAATATAAGGAATCAGTTTTTTATTTATCCAGTCGGCAACTTTGACCATCACTGGAAGCAACTTTGTTCCAATTTCAGACTTGACGTTTTCAAATTCTGCCTTGAGAATCTTCTGTTGGTTGGCAAGAGAATCAGATGTGTTAGCAAAATCATTCGCATATTTAGCGGTGTCCTGCATAAGCAGACCGTAACGAGCCACCACTTTTTCGGACTCTGTAAGTTTGCCTGTGGCGTCGCCAATATTGTTAGCAAGTGCATACGCCTTCACGGCAGCATCAGAGATGTTGATACCAAACTTCTTGAGCGGTTCAGCTTCTCCCGACAAAGCAGACTGGAACTTAGCTGCAGCCTCAGGGACGTCAATGTTCATAACTGAAGCAAAGTCAGCAGCACGAGTCGTCAGTCTTTGGATGACCTTTGCTGTGCTGACGCTCTTGGTAGATACTTTTTTGGCAAAAGAAGAAAACTGAACTGCCAAAGAGTTGAAGTCTTTCTTGCTCAAACCAACAGACTTTGCAGCAACCTCAGACAGTTTCAGAATCTCTGCGCTGGCCTCACCAAAAGTCACCTTGACAGCATTGATACTTTCACCAAGGTCACTTGCAGATTTGACAGCGTCAAAAGCGCCTGCAGCAAACGCCCCTAAAGCAGCGACAGTAGGAAGCATTACAGTTCTAATAGACCTGCCAACTTTTGAAGCGTCTGTGCCAAGTGTCTTGAATGCATTTTGAGCAGCTTTGACGCCCTTATTGTCAAACTGAGTAACGATAGGTATTGAAAGCATTAGCGAAAGTCCTTGTTTACACGATTGATAACTCGAGAAACAAACTTCTTCATCACGGCTGCAGTCTCGTCACGCCTGCTGTAAACAACAGGGCCAATGATGCGAGTACGACCCGGACTTACAAGACCAAGAGAGTCTCCCAAAGGGTTAGGGCTTTTACGGCCAGCGGTTTCAAAGATTGCAGTGCCAGCGTCGCGTTGCACAATGTTGATAGTCCCAGTTGTTCGGCGGTCAGTGTTGAAAACAACGTCCACACCTTTACGGGCTTTGTCAAGATTCCAAGGGAACACCTTGCGTCCTTTGACCGCTGGGCCAGCCCACTGGCGGTTCATACCCGACAAAGGCACAAAGCGGTAAGCGTTGCGAACAGCGTCAGTAGCAGGCTGAGCAATAGCGCGAGCCTCGTTGTTGAACTCTTTACGGAGACCCGGCTGAATCTTGTTCAGAGAACGGATTGCTTCGTTGATGCCTTTTACTTCAATGCTTGTTTTGACTGGCACAACTAACGTCCTCCGTTTTTCTTGAGCACTTCGGCAACCGTGTGCAGTTCTTGTATATCGAATGGGATATTGGGAGGCCAGAAACCTGTCTCGACGACTAACTCGCAGAGGCTTCGGAGGTAACTGCCTCTTCGGTAGGGTTTACGGCGTCTTCACTAACTGGCTCGACAGACACCAATTTCTTGATGTAGTCATCAAAGACCAGCGGAACACTGATGCCGTTTTGTTTTGCACCCTCATAGGCGAGGTATGCAAGGTGCTCCACAGCGACGCCGGAGGCAAGGTCAGATGCGCGTATCTTGTACTTGCGCTCCAGCGCCACAATGGAAAACAAGTTGGTTGTGACCTGATAGGTCTCGCCGTCTTGTTGTTCAACTTTGAGTGTGATTTTCATTTGTTTCTCCTAAATGATTGGGGATTGTTTACGGGGCGGTTACGTCACGAGACCAAGTGCCACCTGTGAAGGTGACATCAACTGTGGCAAGTTCGCCAACGGTCGAGTTGATTGGGGTGAAGTCTGCAAGGAATGCGCCAGTGATGGTGTACTCGGGATTTGTCAAAGACTCAGTCGTTCCCGATGGGGAAATGATGATGTTGCTTCGCTTGCCAACCATGTCTGCAAGTGCTGCTTCTACTTCGGCAGTTGCACCAGTTCCGCCATAGGCAAGGAACATCGTGATTGTCACTTCGACATTTTGCAAGCCAGCCGTGAACACTCTCCCATTATCTCCGAAGCTAGTGGCCTCAAGGGAGTCAGTGCCCACCATGAGCGACACAGAGTTTGACTCTGCACTCAAGTCGTAGGTTGTAGCGCCTTGCGTGATGTTGATAGTGGCGTTTGAAAGGAATGTTGATGTCGCCATGATGGCTCCTTTGTGTTAGTTGCGCCGTACGGCGACGGCAACGGTGAGGTCATAGGAAGGCAGGTCTTGCCCCCCTACGGTTACGAGGCCCGGACGAAGATCCGTGACCGCGATTGGTGAGTTCATGATTTGGTCTGCGACTGTCATGAGGTAGTCGCCTGCGTCTTGGTTGCCGGGGGGCGGTGCTAAGACACGGAGGCGCAAGTCAATGTTTCCCACGTTGTAGGTGAACGCTGTAACGGTTGGGAGTTCAATGAGGACGGACAGGGGGCGAGCGTTGCGAGGATCTGTGATAGGCACAAGCCCGAGAGCAGTCAACGCTGTTTTACAAGCGTTTACAGCCTCGTAGAGAATGCCTGACGAACTCACGCTACTTGAGCCCTGCCACAACCAAGAAGCTGCATAATGCGGTGAAGGGTGACAGGCATTGGCAGGTTGCCCATACCGTCAAAGCCACCATAAGAATCGCCCGAGGTTCCGCGTTCACGGTAAAGCGTTGCTGCATACATGGTGGCACCTAACTCAACATCAGGTGAAGGCACAGTGCTTTGAGAGTCGGTGTAGCCAGCCTCACGACGCTTACGGAAGCACCAATAGTTAGCAGCGCTTACACACTTAGCCACGAAGGCCGTGTCGTTAGCGGTTGCCACGTCAATACCGAGCCACGACAGCACAAGCGCTGAAGTGCACCAATTTATGCTCTCGGTAAACGTCAGCGTGCCAGCAAGCGCACCGTACTCGGTGTCGTCGTTGTGGCCTGCGTGGGCATATAAAACCTGATTGAGTTTTGGCACGTCATAGTTGAACTCGAGATAGCCCTGTTGGTCTTTCCCGATGTACTCCCATTCCTCAACGCTGATAACGGTGAAGGTGCCGTTGAACTTTGCGCCAGCGCCAGCGACAACGATGCAGTCGCCCGGCTGAACTTCGGAAGGGGTCAGGGTCTGTACGGCTGAAACATCGTCAAAGTGAAAACCATGAGTGATTGTGTAAACAGACATACAGACCCTTTCCTATTACCTAGTCGTTACGAAAATGTGAAGCGAACGAACTTCGTTGAATCAATCATCAACGCTGCGAAGTAACCGCGGAGAGCGATTGTGCGCGACAGTGTCGATGGTGACTCAATGGACATGGTGCCCTTCTGCTGTTCAAACAGCTCGTAACCCGACGCGTCACCCACGATGAGGGTTCCGCTTGCAAAGTTACGGTCAACAACAACAGACAAACCGAAAGCGTTTCCGCCGTACTGGTTTACACCAAGGTTGCCTTGTGCGTTCATTGGCCCAACTTGTGGGAACAACGGACGGTTCGCTGTATCGCTAAGAGCAAGAAGTTGACGCCAGCGGTCAGGTGCGCAGAACAAGTGAGTTGGCAAGTTGCCATTTGAAGAACTCAAAATGGTTGCTGCAGCTTCTGCAATTTCTGCCATCCACACTTCAGGCTTAGCCACGTCAGCGGTCAAGAAACCTTGTGTGACGCTTGCGCCAGCAACCAACTGGTCAGCGGCGTAATTGTCCGTTTCGTTACTGTAAATTCTGCCCATGTCATCTAACACAACTTGGAGAATCTCAGGTGACGTGGTGTCAATGTCGAATTCACTGATGTTTACATATCCACCGAAAATTTGCTTGGTGACCTGATTGTTGAAAACAACAAGTGTTCCGCCTGTTGGGGCTTGTTCGCCAATGGATGCACCAATGCTTGTGTGCGTGGTGACCTCTGGACGGATGAAAACTTTACCGCCAGCAGGCATTGCCTTTACGCCGACAGCGTCGATAACTGGACGGCGTCCGATGAAGTTGTTGTAAACAGGAGCAACGATTGGTGTTGGCAAAAGGCCCGGCGTGTCAGTTGTAACAATGTCGGGTGCTGCAGCGCGAACTGCTTCTGACATTGCGCGCCACTGGTCGCCACCAATGATTGCTGCTGAAATGTATTCGGCTGCGGTTGGCAGTTTAACTTCACGGCGCGCTGTCGCAAAGATTGGTGCTGTTGGAACAGTTTCAGCCGAAGCCTCAACCGTTGGGGTTACTTCAGACATGGTTTCCTCCTCAGGAATGTCTAGGGGTTGGGGTTCGACAACTTCTTCTTCTGACTCTTCGTCAGGCTGGGAAGCAGCGATTTCTGTAATCACAGCATCAGGAAATGCTGGGATAGCAACAAGTGACAACTCAAGAAGATTTGCCTTAGACACAATCATTGTGTCGCCCTTGTATTTGAACTTTGTGGGGACAGCCCCCACGGAAACGGAGTCGTAGGCGCCAGCCTTGACTAACTCAATGGCTTGGTCTGATGCGGTGGTCTTTGCAAACTTTGCTGTAAACAAAAGTCCTGACTCGTCATCGACAAGTTCACTCACGACGCCTCTCAACTGGCTCATGTCATGATTTTCAATCAACTTTGCAGGCTTCTGATTTACGTCAAAAGCACCACGAAGAAACTGCACCTTTTGCCCGCCCGACACCACTGCTGGAGTGTCCCAAGGAACGGCCACGCCCGTAATGGTTCGGGGGCTGTCCTCGCCAGCAGCAGCGTCAAGCGTGACAGGCACGGCTACAAACTCAATCTTCACAATTCATCATCCATTTCATTGTCAGGCATACCGTTGGGGGATTCAGAACCTTCGTAGTCCTCAATGTCAAACTCGACATAGCGGTTACGAGGCAAAACTTGAGCACTAGAAAGGGTCTGCTCAATAGCGTCCATGTAGATACGAGCGCCGAACAGGTACAAGTCCTGACGTGCCTGCTGTGCGTTCTGATACGTCATCGAAGCACCCTCAGTCGGGGCAGACACAAGGTACGCAGGAACGGACCACAGACGAGCCATTTCAAGCGACTGATACTTGCGCTGATCCGCAATAACTTCTTGAGGGTTCTGTGCAAACTCACGGAACTGAACCTGACGCGACAACGCACCGATGGCGTTCTGTTTACGCGCCGAAGCCCACGCCGAAGCAAGAGAACCAAGGTCATCGCCCGACATGTCTTCGCCGTCAATCTGCTGAAGATAACCGGGCACTGTTTCAAGGCTGGCGTAACGGTCGGCTGCTTGGTCGAGGAACAGTGAAGTGTTGATGGCGCGCTGGCCAATCTTCAAGATGCCCTCAATAGGGCTCAAGAACTGAATGACGTTGTTTACGTCAAGAGGGTTGCCGTTGAACTCAAGTTCCTTAGACGGCCCAAAGTACTGAGGGATACCTGTCTGCTCGGTGCTTGAAATGTTTGCAGCTGGAAGCCATGTAAACGAAGCAGGCAACCCAGTGGAGTAGCGCGTTGTCACATAGGCGTATGCAGCGCCATAGAAAAACATGTCCGAAAAGATGTTTACAAAGAAGAACGAGCGTGACACCTTCGGATCTGGGGTTTCCATCCAAGGTTCAAGAGGCAAATACACCTCGTCATAGTCAGAGCCGTTCCACTGCTTGCTGTAATGCTTCAGGCCGACAGAGCCGATAATGCCAGCAAGAAGGTCACGAGAACGAGACACAGTCGGAATACTCAAGGCACGAACCTCAGCAGAACCAGTGGTGTAGTTGATGAAGTTGCCAATATAGGACGCGCCAGCAGCAGCCTGCACAGGTGCAGACGCAAAGTTAGCCGTCTCTAGTTTGCGTGAGAAAATACCCATCTACTCGGAGTCTTACACAAACAAGTTGCAAATGCAACTACCTAGAAGAACCCATTGTTGGTTTATTTCCCTGACCCGGTCTTGACACCATTGCAGCTGCAACGATGAGACAACGGCACGCCTCAATAGGGCCCGGGCTACGTTGCGAAGAAATTGACAGAGCGCCACCCTGCCCACGGATCAGAACGCTTCTGTTTACATGTTCGGCAAGTAACACTTCTCCTGTGTGCTTTACCCTGTCTTCGTTGATAAGACCCTTGACGGTGGAGGTGTACTTGTTTATTTCTCCGTAGCCCCACTGCACCGTCCGCCGTTGAAACTTCTCAGGCGTATGAATAAACAGAGACGGCGTAATCGCCAACTGGGTTTTCGGTTCACGCTCCAAAGCCTGTCACCCTTCACCGCATCATGCAGCTTCTTGGCTGTGGCAGGGCTCAAGTCGCGTGAGTTCTTCAGGCATCTTGTACGAGGCTGTAAACGCTTGTAAAACGGCGCTAACCACTCTCGGGCTTGTGCCTATCACAGACCCTCGCAACGCTCGCCCACTGTCCGTCCTCATTGAACTCCCAACCGTTACAGCGTTTACCTACAACGTAGGAAATATTGACTTGCGCCTCCGTGTATTGGCACCGCCCCCCGGCAACCAAGACGCAGGCGACTACCTCATGCAAATCGCAGACCAAATAATGAACTCACCAATCGCGGTCACAGACTTACGTCCGGGCCTCGTAACCGTAGGAGGGCAAGACCTGCCTTCCTATGACCTAACCGTTGCCGTAGCCGTACGGCGCAACTAACCAAAAGGAGCCCTAATGGCTACATCAACATTCCTTTCAAACGCAACAATCAACATCACGCAAGGCGCTACAACCTACGACTTGAGTGCAGAGTCAAACTCTGTGTCGCTCATGGTGGGCACTGACTCCCTCGAGGCCACTAGCTTCGGAGATAATGGGAGAGTGTTTACGGCTGGCTTGCAAAATGTCGAAGTGACAATCACGATGTTTCTTGCCTATGGCGGAACTGGTGCAACTGCCGAAGTAGAAGCAGCACTTGCAGACATGGTTGGCAAGCGAAGCAACATCATCATTTCCCCATCGGGAACGACTGAGTCTTTGACAAATCCCGAGTACACCATCACTGGCGCATTCCTTTCGGACTTCACCCCAATCAACTCGACCGTTGGCGAACTTGCCACAGTTGATGTCACCTTCACAGGTGGCACTTGGTCTCGTGACGTAACCGCCCCGTAAACAATCCCCAATCATTTAGGAGAAA